AATAGGAAAAATTCCATCCCTTAATGATCTTGTATTATCATTAATAAATTTGAACTCTCCTATTCTTAAATTCAAGTCTCCGTTTCTAATTCTTAGTTGCTCAGAAATAAAACCTTGAGAATTTGTAGACAAAACACCTGCATCTATAAGCTGATTTAAAATAGAGTTCACCTGCATATTAGTTTTATGCAACAATGACCCAAATCCCTCACCATAAAAAGACCCGTCGTACGATGGTTCAAAAATATACTTAACAAAAAAGCAATCGGGTTTGATATCTAAAACCTTTTTGTCTTCTGACATTTCAATACTATCTTCTCCGTATCTACTATAAATCCCCATTAGTTGACATGAATTTTTGTGTACTATACAAATATATGGTTCTAAAAATCCGTCTCCGTCTAAGTCAATCCAGTTGTGCTGTTCTATAAATAGTTTAGATGTTTCAAATATTGATGTCTGCTGTCCGGTTTCCTTTGAACTTTGGACATTATCGTAATCTTCTTCGTTCTCCTTCATAACTGAGTTTAAGTCAACATCAAGAAATACTCCGTTATTAATATTCGCAGCAACGTCATTATAACTCATTGTTAGCTCCTGAGAATAAAACGAATATTCGTCATCTATTGACCAGTTATTTACAATAACATTGTTTGGATATATACACTCTCTCTCTATCTTCTTCTTGAATTTGTTAAATCTTATTTTAGTAAAAAATGTGCCGAAGAGAGGCAACATATTCAATAAAACATCTGTTGTCTCTTCGTAATTCTTTATATTGTTATTTATTAAAAAATTATCAAATGTTGCTCTACGAGCTCCAATTGCTGCTTTTTTGCCAGCAGGTATTTTTTCTAATGGCTTTCCATTTTCTCCCAATAGTTTTTCTCCTGGAAGTATTTCTTCTACTTCCTCCCCCTCATCGTTTCCTATTACTTTTGCTTTTACAATATTGCCATTTTGCATTAACAAAGGATAGGCCTCAGCTGAAAATCTTTTTGCAGATATTGCAACCAGTGGATAGTTCTCACTTGTTTTATTCTCATCTATGTCATCTTTTAGTGGCATTTCATTTTTGACATCCCGCATAACATTTTCCCACTGGTTTATCCTGTCTCGTATGCTCTGCTTGTCTTCTTCATATGTACTCAATACGAAATCCGCTATTTTTTTTCTGTCGTCCTCTTCAAATAGTTCTGCCTTATTCAAAACAGAATCAGACAATAACTTTTCTAAACTAACTTTCTTTACCGGCAATTCTTGTCTAGTAAGAGATGCCAAACTTTCTGTATTCTGAACCATTTTTTTTTGATTGTTGTTTAAATTCTTCAATAATTTCTTCCTCTGTTTTTGGAAGACCGCTGCTTGGCCTTATAAATTCAATAGCTTTTATAACATACCTAAAAGCGTCCGCTCCGTGCGATGTCCAATCATGCAACGGACCATCTTTGTATCTCTGTCTCTTCTCATCAAATTCACGTCTGTAATTTTTTAAACAGTGCAATCCTATTTTAGTATGCTCGCTATTAAAAAAACATCTGTGAAAATTAGCTCTAACAAGTTGTATACCATCCTGCACCCTGTGTTCTCTTGTCAATCCTACGCAATCATATCCAAGATTGTTTACAAAATCAAGCGTTGTCATGCCAGTTTGCAGGCTATGTTGGTTTGCATCATGTGGCATAAAATGATTTCCATATTTATATTTGTAAAGCTTCCTTTTATCTTCTAATATATCAAGATAGAATTTTATGTCCTCTCCACTATTCTCGTAGTAATCTACAAATCTTATCTCTCTCCCGTATACTTGGAAAAACCAAATAGCAGTCGCGTCATCATAACCCAAATCCCAAGCAGTGTGCACAACAAGCTTCGGGTCGTATACAGCTTTGCATATTCTTCCCTCCTCTTCCGCTTTTCTTATATATTTACCGTAGTAGCTCTCCTCCATGAAAGACTTTGGTTCGCCTTCCCATATATTTAAATAGTCGTCATCTGCTAGGTTTCTCTTTGCTCTCTCTCTCTCCTCTTTAAGTACATCAGGAAAAAATGGGTTATCATTCCAGTTAACCTTCTTTACTAAAGTTCTTTCATCTGGATTTACACAAAAATACTCCCATACTGGATCATTCTCAGTTAATCTATTAAAAGAAAACCATATTTCAGAGCTATCATTCCTTATAGTAGGTATTAAAATATTCAATGATGTATGGCTTATTGTTTGCGCCTCCTCTACCCAACATATATCTATATTCGCCATAGACTTTATTTGTTGAGCATTTCCAGACAACCCACAAAAAATAAACTCTGAGCCATTCTGGAACCTAATTGAATCTCTTGTTAAATCCCATCCTGTAATGTTGTATTTCTCTATAACATCACTTATAGTTCTGTGCACACTATCCTTTATACTTTTTTGTATTTCACGAGAACACAAAATCCTAATAGGCTTCTCCATTGCCATAGTTATCAAAGCAATAGCAAAGTTTTGTGTCTTGCCTCCGCCACGACCTCCATAGTATAGTTTATATCTATACTTACCTCTCAAAGGAAGACATTCAAAATTTTCATCAGTGGTTATCTCCATCTATCTTTTACTTCTCTTTTCATATTTATATTTTTCGTTCATTTTTTATTAAATCAACCTATTAGTGTTAAAAACCCGGGTTTTTTGAGCATTTTGTCCAATTTTTGGAGTTTTGCTACAACTTTAAGTTAGTATTGAAATGTTTCACGTGAAACATTTTTAAACAACAAAAACTTGTTTCATTGCTTGGCATTCATCTTTTTTAGGGATAATAGAATTAAAAATCTTACTATCTTTATCTAACATGCATTCTGAAAAAGCTCTAATATATAAAGAAGCTGTTAAATTACATTTGTTTTCTATAAAAAATTCACGTATATACACATCTGTGTCCCCATCATCACGTATTGCCTCCAACCACATAATGAGCAATTTTGTTAATTTTCGTGTTCCTTCTGCTTCTGCTTCTGCTGAATATAGTGGAATCCAGCAAGCAAATGTTGTATACGGCAACTTCCTGTCTGTTAGTTCCTTGTTGTTCTCATCTACCACATACTTGCCAAGTTTTGTCGGGTATTTTATATTGATGCCAAGCTTCTTAGCCTCACTTTCTATAATTTCATTTTGTTTATTTGTATCCATACTATTCCTCTTTTTTATTATCACTTTTTACATACCTTATTGTCATTGACATGTCTCCGCTTACTCTATTGTCTATTTCTTGTTTGTCTTTCCAGCCAAAATTGTTTTTTAGATTGAATATAGAAGCCGTAACATTACACTTCCCAGTCAAAGAGTTCTCCTCAATATATTTCTCTATTCTGTTCCGAGCCATTTTTATAGTGTAAAAAAACTCTTCATCTTTTGAGTAGTTGAATAAAGACATTCTATCCATACCAAGATGGTAAGCAAGCCCGCTCATAGTGTAAGGTTTGTTTGTCTTGTCGCACTCATCAAAGTACTCCTCCACTTTTGTATTGAATGCCTCTATACCTTCCCCAGTCTTCTTATACTTTGGTGGTCTCCCTCCTGCGTGTACCATAATAAACAAAAATAATTAATATACTATTACTATAATATATTAATTAATTATCAATTTAATTATTAAATGTCAAGTTTTTATTTATTATTCTAAAGTTTTTAGTATAATCTCAAGTAATCTATCTGTGCAAAGTTCTTTATTGTTATCTAAATTGTCTATTTTTTTGAATACTTTCTCACATTCACAAAAAAGATTAAATTCAGTAGTGCCAACATGCTCGTTGTTAATGTACAGATAAAAAGGTTCATAATGCATACATACTATTTTCACTTTTATGGAGCTTTCGCCGTGTCGTCTTGTGCATCTTGTAATTCTAAAAAATATAGAATCTTCTGCAATACTAAAGCAAAAAACATTTTTTTTATAACTATCTAATTTTCCAAAGAAATTTTTGTCCTTTATTAAATTACAGAGTACTCCGTAGATTTTATATTGTGCTTCCAACATATTATTAACCTCAAATTTTATTTTTTGTTATCTTTATTAATTTTTATTCAAATCAACAAAATCAACTTCTTTTGAAATTTGTGGATTTATTTTATGTACTTCCTGTATTGCTTCAACTGAAGTTTTACCAGCGAACATCAACCCTTCGGCGAAGTTTTCCTCAGCTTTGGCACAAACAAAGTCTACTATGTCCTCTATTTTGTTTATTTTTGATAAAACCTTGTCTTCAAAAAAACAATTCTTATCAGCAGCTAATATTCCGTTTTTATATGTTATCAGTGTCATTTTCTTCTTTTAATAGTTTATCAATCCTTTCTTTTTTAATAGAAATAAATAATTCTCTGATATAAGAATTAAAGTACATTGATTCAATTGAAAATTCGTAAAATAGTTTTGAATCTTTATATAATTTTATATTATATATAGTATAAACAGTTGGAAGAAGTCCAATTTTGCTTGTATGATAGTTAGTTGTTACGCCTCGATTTCTGATTACAGCACGGTATCCGCCGAATGTTAAAAAATCTATTTCTTTTTCAGAACATTGACAACTCGGATTCTCATGAATGCTATCCTTGTTTTCAATGTAGTGAAGAAATATTTTTTCTATTATAATCTCTTCTTTTGTAAGAGAAGGAACTTTTTCAACAGTCTTTGAAGGAGGCACTATTCCTTTTTCTTTATTTTTAAATATTTCAAATATCTTCATAATTATTGATATAACCCAATTAAATTTGTAATTATTAATCTTTTTTAAAATTTGTTTTGATATGTCCAAAAAATTTTACAGGAGAATTATTTTTTTCCCATATACGTCCATTCTTATCAATATAACGTTCTCTTCCGTCAGCTTCATGATTAAATCCACTCGTTTTTGCTAACTCTTCAGCTCTTAACGCATACTCTACTTTTTTTGTGTATTCAAGTGAAGCAACACGCTTCTCAAGCTTCTTGAGCTTCTTATTAAGTTTTCTTATTTTTTTATTGTCATTCTCTAATATCTCTATTAATCCCTCCATGCGTTTTAGAATCTCCATTTCAAGAAAAGTTACCATACTAACACCCATTTTTAATTATTAAATCATCTATACTCTCTATAGTTCCCAACATAGTTTTATTTATTGATATAAATTCCTTTGGACAACTGAAGTTTTCAACACAATCTTTTTCTTGTTTGTTTTTAAAACAATATATCATGCCGTCATGTTTTTCACAACCAGCAAAGAAGCCAATCAATGCTCCGCCGTTCTCTTCTCTTACTTGGTTTGTTATTTTAATATATATTCTATTACCACTTTCTTTTTCTAAAATAAGCTCTTCGCATTTATTATTCTTTTCTTTTTCATGCATATCAAATGGACTTTTTGAAAAAGTAGAGTACAGAATAAAAGACACTGACACTCCAATTAAAATGCATAATATTACATAACACACAAAGTCTTTTATCCTAAGATTTTTATTCAACATTCTCTACCTCTATATTTTGGATATAATTTATATTCTTTTTCATTTTTGCAAATTAAGAAATTAGTTATTATTAAATTTTTTGATTATTAAAATACAATATAAACTACTTATCAACACAATAAATGACATAATAGATATCCAAATACCAATAGGCAAATATTCTCCCATATAGCCCCAATACACAAGTTTATTTGCAAGTGGTATAAATATAAGAAAGCACACATTATATATGATTCCTATGCAACAAATACAACATAATACTTGTAATGTAGCTTCAATGATTTTGTTTTTATTCTTTTTCAACATTCTCTACCTCTATATTTTGTTTTTCAATATTTTTTTCTATTAATAACTTCATTAATTTTATCTTCTATTTCTTTTATATCTTCTTTTTTGCTTATTTCATAATAATTAAGCTTTTTTTGCTCAATAAACTTATTAAAAATTTTAAATACTATTCTTGTAGTTAAAAAGAAAAGAAGTATATATATAATCAATAAAATTTTACTATTTCCTGTATATATAAAGTTTATTATTTGAAACATAAGCAAAGATCCAGAAAGAATAATAAATTGTAAACAATCAATTATTTTATGTAAAAAAATTTTTTTATAAGCAATTTTTTCATATTGAAAAACATATATTTTACACTCATTATTACGAGAATCTCTTAAGCAATAATTTATATCCATAATTTACCATCCTCACAAAAACAAAAATTAATCATCTTTTTCTATATTAATACAATTTTTCTCTAATGGAAGCATATATACATAGCAATAAGCTCCAATTAAAAATAATTGACCATGTAAATCCTCTTTAATATGTGCGCTCCCCAGGAGGTAAAACATAAAAATGTCAAGAGCAAATGTTATACCGTGTTTGATTATATCTAATTTGTTTTTCATTTCTTTTATTTTCATTATTTATACAAAATTCAATAATATATACAGATTTTTCTACTTCCTTAGAAAAGGTTTCCATATATACATTTTCGTTCATTATATCATACACAAGAGAGAAAGAACTTAAGCTTATTTCAATAGCTTCTAGATATCTTAAAAGCGTTGAAGTTTTAATTCCTGCGCTTTTCTCTATTTTGCTTACACGTTCTCTGCTGATTTTCATTTTTACTGCAACTTCTTCTAATGTTATTCTCTTATATTCTCTTATCAATTTAAGAACTTCGCTTATTTCCATATATATAATTAAATATTTATTAATATAACTATTATTATACAATATTATTTTAATGTCAATAGTTTTATTCTTTTTTATGAATATTTTTATTCCAAAATAGAACACTTTTATTTGTTTTCGGAATAAAACTATTGACTTTTAAAAACATCATGCTATTATTTTGTTATTAAATTAACAACAACTAATAAATAGGTAGATTATGAGCAGAAAAGAACTCAAAGAGATTAAAGAATTTTTCAAAATTGTTGACGCAATAGAGAAGTATCTTATACGTGAAGGAATATGCAAAGAAATTCATAAAATTATACTTGATAAGCAATTGCACGAGCAAAGCACTGAGAACAAAATAGAAGAGCTAAAAAGCATTTTTGAAAACATTGTAATGAGATGTGTGGCTCTTAAGGTTTTTGGAGATATGACAATGGAGGAACTAAGATGCGCGACTTGTGAGGCTTTTATGGATATAATATTTGATATTGAGGACATTAAAGGCATTACAATAATTGATAATGACAATATTTTTAGTGACGGAATATTAAAAAATGAATAGAATGAAACTAATAACAAACTTACTAAACATTGTTTTCAAGAAAAAGCGTGAAATGGAAATAGAGAGAATCGCAGAAAGCTATAAAAAAGAGAGAGAGTATTTCTTAGACAAAATAGATTTCCATTCAAATGCTTTTGTTAAGAATTCGTTTAGAAGCGAGATTAAACTTTATAGAAAAATGAAATTGGAAGATAGAGAGCGACAAACAATAATAGAATTTAATAAATATAAAACTGAATATAGAAAAAAATAATAGGTAGACATGGATAAACAAAAAGTGATTATATGTGATTTAGATGGTACTTTATTTGATTGCGAGTGGCGTCGCAAGAAGTATTTAATGGAAGATAAGATGGATTTTGACGCTTTTAATGCTGCTCATGTACATGATGAAGTTATAGAACCCACTAAGTTATTATTAGATTTAATCGGCAATATTGAAAATTATTGGAATGATGCTACTTATTGTGAGTATAAGAATTTTCCATTTGATAATTTTCCAGTTATAGTATTAGTTAGTGGTAGAGAAGAAAAGTATAGGTGGAGTACAGAAAAACAAATTAAAAAATTCTTACCTGATTATAATAACTGTTGTGGATGTAAAGTTTCTTGTTATTATGCATTATTCATGCGTCAAACAGGAGACTATAGAGGGGATGAGGTTATCAAAAAAGAGATATACGAGAAGCATATAAAAGACAATTACGATGTACTTTTCTGTATTGACGACAGACCAAAGATTTGCAGAATGTGGCGTGAATTAGGATTGTTTTGTTTTCAAGTTAATGATAAAGAATTTTAATAGGTAGACCATGAATAAAAAACAAATAGACTTATCACCAATTACTTTAGATGAATTTAAATATAAAGATAAAATATTAAAATTCAATGAGACTTTTTCTAAAAATCCAGAATTTGAAAAGCCAGAACCTGGTGAGAACAACGGACTATATACATTTGAATATAGGGAAATAGAACTTGATTGCTATTCTTTAGACAAAGATAAGCTTGAAATAGCAATAAAAGAACAATTAGAATTCTTATGGTCAGAATATGCAGAGGAGAAGGACGAGAATTTAACAAATTCTGCTAAAATTTTAAAGAATAATTTATTATCAAAAATAACAAAAATAAATAGGTAGATTATGGAACACGTATTACAAATTATACAAGATATACTTTTTATTTCTGGAACTATTTTAATTTTATTTGGAATTATTGGAAATCGTATTGATAAAACGGAAATGAACGAGGAAGAAAGAATATTTAATAATAAAATTAAAGTTATGCAAGAAGAAAGTAGAGTGCGTTTAGAAAATGAAGCAAAAAGAAGAGAGGAAGAAAAAATATAATATGAAAATAATTGCAAAATTGTTAAACATCATTTTCAAGAAAAAGCGTAGAATGGAAATAGATAGAATCGCAAAAGGCTATAAAAAAGATAGAGAGTATTTCTTAGACAAAATAGATTTCCATTCAAATGCTTTTGTTAAGAATTCGTTTAGAAGCGAGATTGAACTTTATAGAAAAAATGTATTGGAAGATAGAGAAGAGAAAGCAATTGGGGAATTTAGAAAGTATATTGAATATTACAATAGTAGTAATTGAACTACCTAGGATTACTCGGTAGTTCCAACTTTTTTTGAATATTCGTAGTTCATTCTGTCAATTTCAACTAGAAATGTGAAAAACCTATATAAATCAACATCTATATTTTCATAATTAGTTGTCAGTGTGAAACAATTATCTTGAATCTCAATACCGAAGTAATCCATAGTTCTTTCCATTTCTTCTTCTGGAAAGCCACTCGTGTACATCCAACTATATATTAAATCACCCTCCCTGAGTACCAAAGTCTCATTATTTATAGCTCCAGTATCATTATCTTGGTCAATCTCAAAATTTATTTCAATAGCATCTCCGTCACTCTTAATGAAAGATGTTATTATAATCGTAGTCTCATTTCCATCTCCGATATTAATACATACATGCTTTATAAAGTTTAAATTGATTAAACTCTTTAAATGATACACTTCTAACATTCTCTTACTCGCCTCTCTTAACATATTTTGTTATTTTTAGTCATTTATACATTTAAAATTTGAAACTTTCTTATACTTCTCTATTTTTGAAAATTTATTACAATTATACCTACAATATGGTATCGCCAAGCCTTCTTTTATCATTTTAAACTGGTAATCCTTCCCACCAACTTCAATATACCCTACAAGCCTTTTATAATAATCAATAGATATTGGAACAACTCTAACACATTTGCCCAACAATAACTCCTTTGCCCTCTCAGTTGCAACCCCAGCCAACTCTGTTGTCTCTTTAAAAGTAATACCCATTGCCTCCGCTTGTCTTGCAATCCTAGCATCATTACTAAATTTGTATCTATCATAATCTGGGGCGTCCATACATGCCACTCTCACTTTTAAGCATACACCTTCTGCACATGCGGTTATGGTATCGCCGTCGCTCACCTTGATTACTCTATGCAATCCGAATTTACAAGGTTGTATAATTTGTTTCACCTTGGCTTCAGCATTATTTGATTTGATAATAATCAATATAAATAGCAATACAATTGCGCATAGCACAATAAACAAATCAATATTAAACTTCTTATATTCTTCTCTTTCAAATTTTTTCATGATTTCTTATATTTTTTATTCATTAGTTTGATGTTCTATTGTTGTTATTTCTAACCCTCCTCTTATTGCACTATATCATCAAAGATAGAATTAATAATTTTATAAACTCTACTCTTGTTGGATTGCACAAATATTCCATAAATATATAATAAATTACTTAAAAAAGTATGCTATTGTTAGTAAAATTCCTGCTAAGCAGACAAAACATGTTAAAATACATGCTATTATAAAAAACATAATATAATTTTATACAAAAAGTGAGGCCAATTTGGAAAGCTTTACGCTCATTGGCCTCATTATCAATAATAATTTAAGCTTTCCAATTCAAATAATAACACAAGTAATTTTAATTGTCAACACTTATTAAAAAAACTACCGAAAAAATTCGGTAGCCAACAAATAGATAATTATGAGAAATACGACTAATTAAATAATGAATTATTATGCTGATAATGTTTGATGAAAAGTATATTTTTTTAGTCGCAATTTAATTTTAGATAATATTTATTTATTTGTCAACTATATTTTTATATATTCCATTATTTTTTTTGGACAAAAATTTTCAAGTTCAATTGTACCAAGATAAATACTCGATAAAAGATCCAGAATTTCATAATAATCTTTTTCGTTAAAATTCTCTTTTATTAGGACAACTCTGAGATACCCATAATTATGATTAACAATTTTTGTCCTGGCTAAAAATTCACATATATTAATCTCGCAAAATGTCCTATAACCTTTTTGCTCTGAAGTTATAACAAATAAATGTTCATCACACTCAAGTAGCATTTCTCTTTCTTTGTCTTTGTGCGCATCATTATACTCATCTGCACTAACAACTGGGTTATAGTATTTAACTCCTTTTTCTTCCAAGAATGGAATTAATTGCTCTCTCCAGTTATTATTTATTGTACCACCTAAAAATAACATAAATACCTATTAAAATTTTTTAAAAAATTAATTGATTTTTTATTATATAAAATGAGTTTGTGATAATTTGTCACAAACTGCTACTTGCGATAGTGTGGCTTATGCGTCAAATTATCAACTAACAATCACCACTGCCAACAGGACGAAAAGTATATTTTTTTAGTCGCAATTTAATTTTAGATAATATTTATTTATTTGTCAACTTATTGAATTTTAATTTTCTTATTATAAAATATTTTTATGTGCGGTAGTTGCAGATGATTTTTAAGCATTTAAATTATGACAGAAGATAAAAAGAATCAAAAAAAAGAGGATGAAATATCATTTTATAAATTATCAGAAATTTTGTTTCCTGAAGTTATAACATTTACAGAAGAAGAATCAAAGAGACATTTTGATATTGTAAACTCTTTTTATCATGATTGAAATCTAATTAAATATTGTGGTATTTCGGTATATTTGTATATTAATACAAGACACAACTCTCAAAATGAAACACAAATCTTTTTTAAAAAAAATAAAACTATTGACTTTTAAAAAAAATATTATAAATTTAATAATTACCATGGTGAGTTAAATATGCCTATTTTTTTCACTATGGGGGTATAAATAGGAGTTGAGTTGCTACTTCTCCGACAAGGTTTAGCGTTAGCCTTTTATGCCCTCACTTATTACTAACGCTATTTTGTAACGCTATCTTATGACAAAAAACAAAAAAGGTTTCACAAAAACTCCGAATGAAATTCTTGACGACAATGATTTGTCATGGTCTGCTAAAGGTATTTTTTCTTTTATAAAAAGCAGGCCGAAAAATTGGGAATTTTTCTTAAACGAAATACTTAAACATTCAAAAGACAAACAAACATCAACAAAAAATGCCATAAACGAGTTATGTGAAAAAGGCATAATAAAAAAGACACAAATTAGAAAAAAAGATGGTTCTATGGGTGGCTTGAAAATAGAAATATTGTGCCACGAATGCCATTCAGCCGATGATAGGTTTTCCGACGACGGCTTAACCGACGACGGCTTAACCGACGACGGCTTAACCGACGACGGGAAATCAACTACTAATAATACTAATATAAATAATACTAATATAAATAATACTAATATTATTACACCAACAACAAAAAAAGATTTTTTTAATGATTTTATAAACACTAATTTTGAAATAGAAAACATGACTATAACAAAAGATTATTTTATAGAACAGATGATTAAATTTAAAAAATACCCATTTTCTAAAGATTATAAAGAAAATCAAGCAAAGGAAGATTTAAATGATTTGTATAAATTTTTTAACAAAGAAAATTTCACAAGAGACCAATTACAATATTCTGTAAATAGAATCTTAGATACAGAAGAAAAAATGTATAAATTGCCGGTTCCCGCGATATTCTCAAAATATAAAAAAGAATACAAAATAAAAGAAGAACTAAAAATCCAAGCAGAAGAAGAACAGAAACTAAAAGAAAAAAGAGAAAAAGAAGCTGAGAAAAACGCAAAAGAGTTGCAAGATATGTATAGAAGAAAAGGTGAGGAGCAAAAAACAACTAATGAAATTTGGGAAGAAATAAAAGAAGATTTGAAGGAAAATTTTTCAGAAGAAGTTTATGAAAATTGGATTTCAAAATTAGAAATAGTGTCTTTAAATTCAAAAGAAGTTATTATGTCAGCTCCAAGCCATTTTTATCGTGATTATATTTTTAACGAATATTTAGAAGGCGTGAAGTTAAAAAATGAAGAAACAGGGGAACTATACTATAGAGATGGAATAAAACAAATATGGCTTAAAAAAATCCCCTCCATAGCTACATTTAGAATTATAACAATTAAAAAAAATTAATAGGTAAATATGAACATAGAAGAATTTAAAGAAAAAGCAAGAGAGTACGGAGTAAGCGAGGAAGTACTACTTGACAATGAAAGGTGTCTCTTTTTTAAACAAATTTATGAAAGAATTTTAAAAAATGATACAAAAATAATTAATAATTATTAAAAAAAATGTTGACATTTTTAAAAAAAAGTATTAAATTAATACTAATTGATTAAAAAAATAACAAATTTTAAAATGGACATAAGAGATTTATTAATAATGAAAAAAAGAATGGGATTCAAGAAATTGAAATATTTCTTAAAAGAAATACCTATGTCGCGTGGCACTTTTTATAAATATAAAAATACTAAGATTAATGGTGAACCAAAACAACTATCAAAAAGATTTGAGAAAATAATAGAGAGAATGTTGTATGAATTTCAAATTAAAGAAAAAGAAAGATTAAAAACTGCGCTTGAAGATTTAGAAGAAAGCAAGATTAGTTTTAAAAAAACTTTAGATGAATTTAATAATAACAATAAATAGGAAATTATGATACTAGTAAATAAAAAGGAGCACCGCGGTTATACATATCAAAATGGGTTTTATGAAATAATAGAAGAAAACAATAAATGCTCATTATATAACAAGAACGGAAATATAAAATATAAAAATGCGGATAGTACGTGTATTGTTCTTGATTACTTCTTGATAAAAGACGGCGGAAAGACTTTTAGATTAGATATAACGACGGAGACATTTTTAGAAGATATTAATAATGATAATAATGAATAGGTAAAAAATGGAATTAGAGGAATTAATTAAGTTTGCAAGTTGTTTACAAGAACTGGAGAAATTTGAAGAGGCTGAAGATAAGTACAAGAAGGTGATTGAGATTGAGGAAGGAGATTATGAAGTTTGGTATAATTATGGAAATTGTTTACAAAAACAAGGAAAACATAAAGATGCTGAAGATAAGTATAAGAAGGCGGTTGAGATTGAGGAAGGAGATTTTAAAGTTTGGAATAATTATGGAATTTGTTTACAAGAAATGGGAAAATTTGAAGAGGCTCGTGAGAAGTTCAGGAATGCGTTTGAGATATTAACAAAAAAGTAGGTAGATTATGAAACATCCAGAACATCTAATAGTTGATGATTTTGGAGTTGATATGCCAAAAATAACATGCGAAAAAGAAATATGGGAAGAATTTGAAAAGGAAATGTTGGGATTGACAGAAGTAGAATATTCTCAAATGAAGATAAAAGAAAAAATAAAAAATATAAGAAGAAAAATAAAAGATAAAATGATGATAAAATTGACCACAGAGGCTCAAAAAGTTAAGACTAGGAATAGTATGTTTATTAAATTTTAAAAATTAAATGTAGGTTAAATATGGATGAATTAATAGTAAATGAAACAATAGACAATTTTGATAAAGAAAAAATTAAAATAGAGGTGTAATATGGAAGTAAAAGGATACGAGGATTGTAGAGACGTAGTAATAGCACGTATACAAGAATTATTAGAAGAAACCTACGACTATGATGATGTTTGTGAATATAGGGAGCACGAGAACATTGAAGAAATAGAAGAATATATTGTTGCAATGAAAGAATTGTTTAACCAGGAGATGGACAATTACAAAAAGAAACTTATAGAACATGCTAAGAAAAACTCGCTTAATGATGAACAGAGCATGCATGATTATTGTATGGAATGGGAAAGAACAGACGCAATACTTAATAGATATAATTAATAGGTAAATTATGGATGAAAATTATATCAAAAAACAATGAGACAAATAAAAACAGCTAGCAAAGAGGATTTGCTTATAAAAAGGGCAGACCCGCAAAGAATAGGAGCCTCTGAAGTATATATCGTTGTATTCTACTTGAATAAGACCATAAAAGAGCAATGCAAATATGATAGGCCATTTAAATCATTATATGAGCTTTATAATGAGAAGAAGGGGGTTTTTAGGCCAAAAGATATATCAGAAGAATGCAAGGAACGCGGTCGGTTTGCAGAGGAGGAAGTAATACCATCATATTTAAAAAAGTACTTCCCTGAGATGGTTTTTGAAATGAACCAAACAACAATAGTCTTGAATGATAAATATGAACATTTGAGTTGCACTCCTGATTGTTTTGTAAAATCGCTTGGACAACAAGACGAATTTTATGATGAAGATTCAAAAACTCAAATCACCAGTAAAATGGGTGAAGGTCTAATTGAATGCAAATCAATATGTGAATATAGATATGAGACTAAACAATGCCCTATGCAGTATAAATTCCAGCTTCAACAGCAATTAATGTTGACGGACCTTAAATGGGGGTTATTGGTATTTTGTATTGAATGTCCGTTGACGCATGAAAATATGCATAGTGATGAGTTCTTTTTTAAAACTGACACTACCGGATATAGAATTGAAATACATGCCTTTGTTAGAGATGAGAGATATGAAAATATTATATGTGATTGCGTCAATAAGTTCTATGATGACTTTGAAAATAATATAGAGCCAGAACTTGATATATTCAATGACAGCGAAGTAAACAAAGGAACTATTGCATTAAAAGAAAAGAGTAAAAGACTTTTTGAAGAGAATGATCAAGATTTCATGAAAAATATAAACGAATGCGAAGATGACAAGCTTGATGACATGATCAAAAGATATAACAATATTACTTCCTATAGACTTGATATTGAAAAAGAAGAAAAAAGGCTTGAGTTCTTGATTATGAAACAGACGCATAAAACACAAACTACAATAACTAAAAACAATACTGTTAACTGGAAGTGTGATAAAAGAAATTGTAAAGCAATGCCCGAGAGGACTATTACAAGTACTAAATTAGAAATTAAAAAAAATAGGTAAATTATTAAAATCACAAGTATAATTTTTGCATTTATTTTGTTTTTTTCATTTGGTCATTATCTTTTCAAAGATGATGTGGAAAAAGACGAAAAAAAATGTAGAATAAATGTAGAATATGAATATCAAGGAGAAAAATTTATAATAGAAAATGTATGTATTCTTGTTCAAAAAAAAGATAAAGATATTGCAAGTATACAGAAAAAAATAGATGGGTCAAAAGGAATGGAAGTACAGACATTCAAATTTGATAAACTTAAATATACAACAAAAAATAAAAAATAGGTAAATTATGGATGAAATACAAAAAAAGGAACCAAGGGGAATTGAAAAAATAAGAAGTATGGCTATTTCTGATAATAGCATGAAAAAACTTATAGAGAATTATTTTCAAGGTGAATTCAGTAATAAAAATGATATTGCTAGAGTAAAATTGCTAGTTAATGATGTATGCATTGCTTTAGAAAAAACCGAAAAAATAGATATTGAAAGCAAAGAGGCAATAGAACGTGCATTTAAAATAATAAGAACCTCAGTCCGTCTTGACTTGGAACTAAACCCAGATAGAAAATTCGCTTATATTGTGCCAAGAGGAGGCTTACCTACATTAGAAATAAGTTATCTTGGATTTTTGAATATAATATATAAAAGTGGTGAAATACAAGATATATACGCAGATGTTGTATATGAGGATGAGACAGACAATTTCTCCTTTAAATCTGGTGGTATTAGAGAATTAGTTCATTTCCCAAAAATACTTTTTGAAAGTCAAAGGACAAAAGGAGAACACAATAAAATAGTTGGCGCGTATTCTATAATAATAAAAAAAGACGGAACGAAATGTCCAGTATTAATGTCAATATCAGAACTTAATCAAGCAAGAAAAGCTTCAAAATCCAATACGGAAAGCCCTGATTCCGTTTGGTCAAAATGGAAGCCAGAAATGTATAAGAAAGTAGTTATAAAAAGGGGCGTGAAAACAGAACTTGCAACTATAACTAATGATAAAAGGCTCATAATGGCAAATGAGATTGATAATGCACAATACGAAGGAGAAGTTAGATATGTAAACGAAGAAGGCGATGTTGAAGCTGAAATAATAGAAGAAAACAACAACAAAACAAACGACTTATTAGATAAGTGTATTAATGAAAATGAATAAATGTAAAATATGAAAATAGAAAAAGCAGTTAGAACAGAACAAAAATTTTTTGGACTTGTATGTGGTTTAAGTACATCAAGCTTACAATAGAGAAAATGAAAAATAATAATAATTAAATAATAGGTAGTTATGAGCATAAACAAAGTAATATTAGTAGGGAATATCGGACATACTCCAGAGATAAGATTTAGTAAAGAAGGAAACGAGATTGCGACCTTTACACTCGCCACATCCGAAAGTTGGAAAGACAAACAAAGCGGAGAGAAAAAAGAAATGACTGAATGGCATAATATAGTTGTTTTTTCATCTAGCTTGGTTAATTTTATAAAAAACTATATTGAAAAAGGCGATAAACTTTATATTGAAGGTAGTCTAAAAACTAATAAATACAAGGGAAAAGACGGGACTGAAAAATATTCAACAAAGATTGTTTTGCAAGGGTACCATTGTAAATTACAAAAACTAAACTTTAGGAAGACTGAAAAAACAGATTCCGATGACAATAGCTTTGTTGATGAAATTATAAATGATGAAGACATACCCTTTTAATAATAAAAAAACTAAAAAATAAACCATGGAAAATATAGAAAAAAATAAAACTCTAACACAGAAATATTTTGATGAAAAAAATGGAATTATTTATGAGAAAATCTATGAAAATTTAAATATAAAAGATTTACATACAGGTTTTTTTTATATTTCAAATTCAAAATTTGAAATATCAAAATTTGATAATTGTACAGCGAATTTTGCTTTTTATAGAAGTGTTTTTAAAAAAAATAAATTTATAAATTTCAATTTTGAAAATTGTAATATTAGAAGTTGCATTTTTGAAAATTGTGAATTTGAAGATTGCGTATTTAATAAAAATATATCGGTATCAAATAGCTTTTTTTATATATGTAATTTTGATGAAAATTGCGTAATATATAATGAAACATTTCAAGGTTGCACGTTTAGTGGTTGTAAAGGTCAATATGATTTTAAGGAATAAAATGGTTGAAAAAGAAATAGCAAGCTTTCTAAAGGAAAGCAACGACATTGAGGGACATGTTTTTTCTATAGATGACTATGTTGAAGATAGTGAAAATCCGTATATAAAAGGTCAAATTGACGCTTTTAATTTCATTATAAACCATCTAAGAATAGCCCCGATATCAGATATTGATAATGAAATTATATTTACTTTATATGAACTACTTACTAAGAATACACCAGAAGTAAAAGAAAAGAATATCAAAATGTGGCAATATAGAGACCGAAATGTGCAAGTTGGTGGAAGATTATGTCCAGAACCTTTTTTGGCTACTGAGCTAATGAATAACTGGATTTTAGATTTTAATTCAATGAAACATGACCCTCTTGAAATACACTATAGATTTGAATTAATACATCCAATGACAGACTTCAACGGCAGACTTGGAAGGGACTTATTGATATATGATTTAATAAGGCGTGGCCTTCCAGTTAAGAACATGCTTGATAATTTTAAAGGTGAGACTTTTTTTGAAAAAAGAAATAATTATTACAGAGCAATAGACAATTTTAATAACAAAAATAGACAATTATGAAAAAAATCAAAAAGTTTTTCAAAACAATTATTAAAAACACATATAAAGAAGATTTAGAGGAAGAAGAAGGAGAAGAAGGAGAAGAAGGAGAAGAGGGAGAAGAGGGAGAATACTATAAAGTTTTTGCTAAGAAAATGTTGGACGAAGAAAGCAAAATAAAAGAAGAATACTCAAATATATTTTTTAATATTGTAAAATATAGTATTAATGCTCGTTGCGATTGTGGCGGAGAAAAAGGCTATTACAAAACAATATCCCAAATTCCTTCTTTTAATGATACTTCTTGTGTGCCTGTTGTTGTTTCTGTGTGCGAAAAATGTAAAAAACTTAATCAGCATGCCTTTTTTTCATTAGTGAAAGACTATCTTGATAGTAATGAAAATAATAATAATGTTTTACATTTTAGCAATTTTAATGAAAAAAAATGGTAATTATGACAGAAAATTATTTTGATTTTATGCGCAAAATGACAGATGAAAATGGATTTGTAAAGAAAAAGTATTTAAAAATGTTAGAAGAAATATGTGAAGATTTGCATTACATAGATGCACTTGTTCAGGAGAATTTGTTTATTTTTCAGATCTAAAAACAATTGATAACATTAAAGAAACAAGAAGACAGTTTTATCTTACGTTGAAATGCAAAAAATGCCACAAAACTGAATTTTATAATTTTAATGAACTTCTTAAAGATTATTTTAAAAACAGCAAAGATGAAACATAAAAACACATATACTGCAGAAGAATACAAAAAACTTGGCAAAAAAAGCAAATACCGCAATGTTGTTGTCAAAGATGAGCTTGGCAAAAAGAAGGGAGATAGCATCGGGGAACTTAGAAGATATGAAGAGCTAAAATTGCTAGAAAAAGCTGGAGAGATTAAAGATTTAGAATTTCAAAAGTCTTTTTTATTGCAAGAACCATTTGTTGATAACCAAGGCAAAAAGCATAGAGCAATCACATATATAGCAGATTTTGCATATAAAGAGAACTGCATTACTATAATTGAAGATTTCAAGGGTTTTGAAACAAAAGACTTCAAAATAAAAAAAAAGCTATTATTATACAAATTTAAAGACACAAAAGATATAAAAATATTTATAAACAAAAAAACATAAAATGGAATATAATAATAAATATTTAAATAGAACATATATATATAAATGCAGAAAATGTAATAATGAATACAAAGAATATCCTCAAGACGTGATTGACACTTTTAACGGATATACTTTTATTTGCACAAATTGCAGAAGGAAAGATAAAGAATTATGTTATTTTGAAAAAATTAATATTATCGCGAAAGAAACACCGGTATGCAAAATATGTAATTGCGAAAAAACAAGCAAAAGAGAATATGTTAGTTTAGATGAAAAAAATATTGTATGCAATTCATGTATTGTGCATAATGATATTAAGCTTATTTATTTAAAAATAAAAAAGAAAACAGAAATTAGTTATATAGATTTTTTAAAAAAAATAAAAGAAGAACGGAAAAATTATTATCAAATTAAATTGCATTGCCAATCATGTTACGAGATTAAGAGTTTACAATCTTTAAACAAAGATATTATTTGTGGAACTTGTTTAGAAAAAAAGAAAAAAGAAAAAAGGAGGAAATGGAAAATAAAATAAAATTATACGAATTTTTTGACCAGAATTTTAATAAAAAATTTAATGAATGGAATAATTTTTTATTTGAATGTTGCAAATTTCTTGAAGAGGAGGAGGGTTTCAAAAGAGATATATATTTGTGTACTTCCAAAAAAAAGACAACTGGAATAGGTATACAAGTAAAATTTGTCAAGAAATATATAGGAGGATGGCATGGTTTTAGAAGATTACGTGGAACTGAAGTTTGTTATACATGTCAGCAATATATTATTGACAATGTGTTTCCTGTTATATCTAATTTTGTTAAATATCCATTAAACAAAAATCAAACTATTGCGTTGGTGTCATTGGTATATAATGTTGGGGCAACTTGTTTTGTCAATAGCAGATGTCTAAAAAGATTAAATGAAGGAGACTTAAAAGGTTTTGAAAAAGAGTATGATTTTGGAAAACATCAAGGGCTTATGCCAAGAAGATTAAGAGAATTAAAGAAGTTTTATGAACCTATTAAATAATAAAAAAGGAAGAAAAAATATCAATAAGCAAAGAAGAATAGCCCCATCCGGACTATCTCCCGCCGTTTAGGTGGGGATCAACGCTTTGGACAGAGCTATTTAATATAATAATAACAAATTAATTTTAAAATGCAATGAATAATTTTATTTTTTTAAAGAATTTTATAGATAATTCAAAATTCATGAATAATCTAAGAAAAAAGAGCGAAATATTACTTTTTTTGGCAATACTGGCAATAGCAATATTATATATAATCTTTTCGTGCAAAAAAACAATTTTTTTTCTTGTGCTATCTATTGTTTTTTTTAAAATAGATTTAAAATTGTATTCTTTTGTAAGTGCTGCTTTTTCTTCTTATTTTGTTTTTTTTGCTGATAACAAAAGAATAACCAAAGAAATTGAAGAAGCTAAAAATACGGATAACAAATGAAATCTTTTTATATTAGATTGTTTTAATATTTTTTATTGGTATATTCTTTGTATTTCATTAGACCTCTGCTTCCAAGATAAAAAGATATAATTGTCATTAGAAGCATCATATCAAAAGAATTAAATATTATATCGCTTATAATATAAAAAAATTCAGCTAATTCTTCCATAGTTGAGAATTCCCTTATATTATTCATTGATATTTTATAAGCCAAAATAAAATCAATAATTTTTTTTGCAATATATAAAGAAAAAGTACAAAAATACATTGAAGGTCTTACCATTGAATTCGCAAAATTAGATATCTTATTTCCTTTGGAATTATGGGAAGACATAGCAATTTGATACATTTTTGCTTCTGTTTCAATTTTGCTAGCTTCGTATTCTTTAAACTTTATTAATTTATCTTGCTCAGCAAGTTGCAACTTAAATTTATTATCAGCTTTTTTTTCTGACTTTTCTTTAAAAAAGTTCCATGCTTCTGGAATTATACTTGCTATACCTCCAATAACATTTCCGGCAATCATTTCTAACATATTAATCTAACAAAAACATCTAAAAAAATTGATCAAATATAAATCTTTTTCAAATTCTGTTTCGTATTCTATTTTTTGTAAATCAAACATCATATTCTATTTTTCTTTTTGATAAATCAAGATTTGTTGCACTTATTCTTTCAATTCTTTGACCTTCTTTTTTAGAGTTTATATACATTAAAATCTCGTCTATCTTATATATTATATTTATAAAAGCTTCTATAACATTGTTATGGTCTATTGCCTCCCTCTGTTTAAAATGAAGAACCTCTTTTCTTAAAGAATCAAAAGTTTCTAAAAATGTATCAAATGTTTTTACATTAACAAATTTTTGCTCAAGGTTATCAATTCTAACTATTAAATTTTTCTCAAGCTTTTCTAACTCTTTTTTTATACTTTCTAACTCTTCCCTCTTGTTTCCTTCTTCTAATTCCTTTTTTAATTTTATAGCTTCCTCGTACTTTTCTTTATATTCTAATATCTTTTTTTCCTTCTCATTCTCCTTTTTTTTAAAAAATTTATTCAAAAATAAAAAAATAAAAAGAAAACATGAAAAAACAAAACATATTGCAGATATGACTTGCAAAGGCGTATATGAAAAGTTCAATACTTTTTCCATAGTGGTTACGTCGCTTGTAGCCACTACGTTCATTAATTCTAAAAACATGTAATTATTATTGAATTATTTCTTCAACTATAAAACCTTCCTCAGTGCAGTAATCAATAAAATGACTTTCTGTCTCAACAATACTTAATTCAGCATTTTTATTAGCCAAGTCTCTAATCTTATTTATAACAGCGTCTTTATTGCCATTAAATTTGTCGGTATTTTTTATGCCTTCAAAATTCATAATCCACTTCTCCTCAGTAGGATGTTTCATTGGCTCCGCAATTGCAGTTGTGGTGTCTCCGGGCTTCCCTATTCCAATTATTGCGTTTGTTTCTTCAATTAAAGTATCAAATACAGACAAGTTTGTTGAAACTAAAAATTCTTTTATCATTTTTTTTATATAATTAAGTTATTAAATACCATATTTTCTCATTAATCCATTACTTCCTTCTAATATTTTTCTTGGTGGCAATGCTAAGGAGCACGCGAAGTATTCTGTAGCCTTTCCTTCCATACCTTTTATATGTATTTGTGGTATAGCACATTTAAAACCATCTGGTATAACAAAAGGATAATTAGGTACCAAAGAACCATTTTTGTATAAATATATGCTATCAATACCATCACAAACTATAGCCCACACAGTTGGGTCTCTAGCTTCAACAGAATCACCAAAGTTTGTATATTGCCCAATACCATCGCTTTTTGCTTGAAAATACAAACCAAAGTTTGCCAACTTAACACGGAATGTGTTATTATCTAATGTTGCACCACTCTTAGTTGATAATGGCTCATTTGCTGCGTTTTGTATTCCCTGCATATCCGTTACAAAAAAGAAAGTAGCTGGTGTTTCAACTCCAGGAGGCAAATCATAATTGAGCGATGTAAAATCAGTCCCAGCAAAACCAGTAAATAATCCAGCAGGATGCCCATTTATACCATCTAAAACATATTGCGGTTGATTAAGTGCAGTTGTCTGAACCAACTTTTTAGTATTGTCTGTTGCGTCAAATACTTCATTTATAAATAAATCTCCGGTATCTTGGAAAGTTGCTATTTCATTTTGGTCAACATCGTACGGAGTTTTGCCAAAAAAAGTCTGATGGGCATTGTCAATTGACCTTCTAAGTCTTACTACTTCCCTTGGGTCTCCACTTACTTGTTTTTGGTTAGGACTAGAGTTAAATAAAATTTTAGACTCTGGAACTAAATCTTGTAATGTGTATCTTTTCATATATTTAATTAAAATGTTATATCTTTATCTAAACCCAAAGCTGTCAATTCTGCTATAGTAGTACAAGCTTTTATTGAAGCTTTTTGATTTTTGCATGTAGTTCTGTTTGTTGATACGTCAGTAGGAATATTTTCTAAATCATCAAACCAATCGCAATAAGTGCATTGCAAATATTCATTTCTTGAAGGATAATATTTGTCCTTTTCTTTTTGCAAATTAAAAGCGTCTATTTCTTGCTGAGTTGCGTCTCTGTACTTGCCACTCGCAACAAGTCTATCTCCAGCATGTCTACCATAGATTACTTTTTGAGTTGCAATTTCGTATAAATAACAAAAGTCAAACATATATTTATATTATTATATTAAATTTTTACTAAAGAACCTTGAATATTTTGCGTTGTCCAGTTAACAGAACTTGCGGAATTTCTCTCAACACAAATTATACTTGTATCATTTTTTTCTATTTCTATATCAGCGACTAAACCAATTTGCCTTCGTGAAGTTGAAGTATAATCACTCTCAACTTTTGTGTTAGTAAAAACTTTAAAATGATTGCCAGTAGCTGTCGCAACAAAAGTTGATGTTATTTCAAAAGTAAGCGATGTAATATTAGAAATTGTATATCCTCCGTCGTTGTTCGGTGTATCTTCTATAACTACTCTATCACCATTAGAATATCCATGCGGTAAACTTGTTGTAACGGTGATTTGTCCACCTCCAGCATCTGCAAGCGAAACTATGGTATTATTTGAATTTCCACCTGCTATATAAAAATTAAAAGGTATATTGACACCGGAACTTGTAGTCCCAGTTATAAACAAAATTATTTGACCTTTTATTTCCTCATTCCCTAAATATTCAGAAGTTCCTGAGGAAGTTAAAGAAAATCTCTCAGAAAGTTGTTCAGTAAATGACGCATTTATTCTTATAATCTCATTCTGATTTGTAATAGTTGATATATCACCTTGGTCAATTGCATTAGCATTTACTAAAGCAGTACTATCAGGAATATTAACATTTCCTATACATTTTACACCGATGTCTGTCTGGTCTAAACTATCTTTGTTTGTAATTGTTGTCAAGTTTGCGCTTCCACCTCCAGTGTCTGAAAGCACGTCAACTCCCGCTGTGAAAGGTATACCATTTGTGCTAAACACTCTTATAGTTCCGGTTGCCTCTTCTGCGTTGGTATCTAAAGTAGCATCCCCACCTAGTGGGTCTGTGATATTCTCAGTAGGCTCAAATAAGCCCGCAGTTTCCATTGATACCGTGAGGACACTTGCTACATCCGATATAATTGTACCTTTTGCTCCACTAGTCTGTCCAGTGACTATTTGCCCAACGGTAAAAGGAGCTATTAATGAACTATATCCTAGCAAATAATTATTGTATTTTCTTGTTATTGCACCTTGTGCTCCACTTACACTTCCAGTAACTATCAAACCTTTTGTAAATGGAGTTGTCATTCCAGTATATGCTAAGTCGTTTACACCTTTGGCAAAAACATTTTCTTTGTTATCAACATTACATCCATTCAAAACGATATTGGGGTTGATAATATCCGGGTCAATATAAATAGCATATTCATTTGTTCCATTTTTAAAAGCAACAGACGGAATGTTCACTCTTCCGGTATCTTCTCCGAAAATTAAACATTGTATATTACCAACTTGGTCGCTTCCTTCCAATGTTGATAAAGCAAAAGCAGTGTCAAAATTATTTATAAATTCAATTCCTTGTCTAAAACCTCTAATTTGTGAACCGTATATAATTCCTGTTGATTTTTCTATACTTCCGATATTCCCCCCGGCGGCTGCAACAAGAGCAACAAGTCCCTTTACAAAAATTGAGTCTCTTCCAGTACCTTTTAATTTTAAAATATTGGAGTTCGCAGTTGTTGATGCAAGAGTTGAGCTAATAAAGGTATAAATTTTCTCAAGCAAATTTGTGTCGGAAGTAATGCACTCTTGTCCTCCGAAAAATAATTGGCTATATAAAAACCTTGCGCCTGAGTTATTTCCTAAATCAATTTTATTGGCTAAATTAATTATAAAATTTTCAATATTTGCATCTAATATTACTTCATTAGTTTTTGTTATAGGATAATTTTGTGTTCCTCCGACATATCTTCCGTCAATTACAGGATTGTCAGGAAACTCACTACTTAAATTTACATATTTTGTATTTAATGAACTATTGCTTAGTTCCTTAGGAGTTCCGTTTGCGTCCATATAAAACAAACTGCCACCTACATTATAGAAATCACCTTGATTTATAGAAGTTGGTGCTACTCCATTTTTTATATTTAAGCTTGCGTTATTTGTTGTTGAGGCCGCCAAACTTAGAATAGCAGTCGGCAAATCATCGGAACCAATAGTTAGGAAGTTCTTTAAAAAGCTGTCTCCAACTGAACTAATTCTTGAACCGACATTTCCCAAGTAATCTTTAACATCAAAAACCTGGTCATTGCCACCAACTAATGCATCAAAGTCTTGAGAGAATTCAACGTCTTTTGTTTCATCTCTTTGAACTAGTTTTGAAACTTGGTCAGATACTAATTCAGAAATTGATTTTACAATCCAATGCTTTCCGTCAACTAAGTCATCACTCCAAGTAATACTATCGCCAACTAAAAAAGATTGATCAGTATCTGTATAAAGTCCACCAGCGTCATCTGTAACATTTGTGCCTATTACATAACTATCGCCAGTTTCAACATCTGCCAACAAAGGGAAATCTGTATTTACATTTATAATTCCTTTCAATGCTAGAATACCAGTAGGATTTGTGCTTACTTTTAAATAAGTTGCTCCGTCCCACAAATACAATTCATTATTTGCTTTATCTATATAAATGATACTTTCCGAGCCATTTGTTGGGAATTCTGAAAAATCGTTATAAGCTTTAACACCTGTTATTCTCGCATTTCCAGCACCTTTTGTTATCATATCTAAAATTCTAAATTAAGGTTGTCTAATTCTTCCTCAGGAGTATTGTCTATTTCATTATACTTTTTAATCTCTGGGGAATCTAAACTTGTATCTTTTTTTATTAATTTTTCTAATATCTTTTTATTTTTATTTTTTTTCACAATATCTTTTAATCTCAGTCTTTTTTCTTGTAATTCTTGAGATTCGTAACTTTTTGTTTCCTCCTTATTCAATTCTTCATAATCTTCACCCTGAGGACATCCAAATTTTTCTATTTCTTTAGTTTTTTTATTTCTTAACAAAATATATTTCATATAAACCTCATTTAAATTAATCTATTATCAATATAACCTATAACCCAAATTTTATATCCTTCTACGCTTCCAGCCGAATCTCTTCTGTGTTGTATTTGTGCACTTGTATTAGTAAAAATATATTGTGGTGCCATATAATTTCTATCCGAAGTATCGCCTACATTTGCCGATGTAAACTCTAGTCCACTATCTTTTTCAGTTAAATACATCCTTCTATTTGCATCTATTGTAGTATCAATGAAAGTTTGCATATCAGCTCTTAATATAATTCCTGTAGGAACTGGAATTACTAAATCTGTTGGCGTAGTTGGTGCTCCACCTCCACCATCGTACGCAAGTATTCCATCAGTTCCAAAGTATCTAATATGTACGCCAATTCCCTGTATTTCAAAACCATAAAATCTATATATGTCCCCGCTACTATCCGTTAAAACGCTTAGTATTCTTCTGTACGCATTTGCACTTTTTATATCTCCTATAGATGGGTCTACATTTGTTGAAATATACCATTGAAAAGTATCATCACTCTTTAAATATCTCATTAAATGATACGTAGTATCAACCGCAAGAGCCCCTCCTAATAAAGTCTCAAGATTAAGTCCAGTTTCATCACTATCAAGATTTAATATAGTTTCACCATCCTTAGCTCCTACTTTTCCAGAGGTTATATCAACATTTGTATCTGGAGTTGCAACATTACTTGAAGGCACAAATCCATAACCCCAGTTTGGACTTAAATAATTTATACCTTGTGAATCTGTTGTTGATTTAGGAACTATATTAAGAACAACAAAATCAACTCCATCGCAAGTAATGTCGTATCTTTGACCAGCTTTTAAATCTTCAGCTTCTACATCTGCCTTTGAGCCGTCTGCATCATATTTTTTTAATGGTTTTGATGGCAAATATGTAATAGTTGTTCCTTCTTCAAAAACTGCAAGAGTAGCAGGTGAGTCGTTATCAACATGAATTTCTAAAGCGAATAGTAAATCATTAGTGTACGATGTTATAGAAGGAACTGGTTTTATTTTATACGCTGAACTAGTTCCAGTTGTTATGCCCCAAAATTGAGCTGGTCTAACATTAAAAGAATTAATATTGTATGTTATACTATCAACAGGGTCGTAAGTTCTTATCTCAACATCGTTTGAATCTGTTAAAATTGCTTTGTATTCATCTTTGCTTACTCCTAATATATCAATAAATCTGCCAAAAGAATCAGCAACAACTGGATTAGTATTGGCAATTGTAAGAGCCTCATCAGAAAAAGTTTCTTTAGGCGTTGAAGTTCCAGTTTCATAAAAATATAATTTGAAACCACTGCCTACATTCCCGTTATTGTCAAATGCCTGATACAAAGGACTTACTAATCTTGTTGCCATTATTCGCTAACCTCTTGTAATTGTGTAGTTGCAACTCTTGTTGCGCCTCTCTCTATAGTATTAATTATATTATCCCAATTTATATCCTTTTGTTTTGAAATTTTCTTAAGTAAATCTCTACCTTCACTTGTTGTTAAATAATTAACAAAAAACTCTCTTTCTTTTGGATTTTCAGCAATTTTTTGGACTAAATTTAAAACATTGTTTAAAAATGCGAACTTGCCTCCATGTAAAAAAGTTTTTCCTTCTGGAAGTCCATCAAATCTAACTCCCTTTTTAAGTTTGGTTCTGTCAGTTGCTTTGTCAAAAATATCGGCAAACCTTGCCAACCCTTCCTGCTCATTTTTGTCAAATAAAAGCTCAAGCCTTTTTGATTTTAATCCAGCTTCGGACCCTTTTCCGAATATTGTATCGCTGAAATTTGTACCTGCATCATTTGTTTTCTCAATTTGAGTTTCAAGATGTTTCCTTACAATCGCGTCAAAGTCTTCTGGTTTTGTATTTCTTTTTATTCTTGATATTTCTTCGTCTGTAATTGTTTTTTCAAAAAAGTTCTTTAGATTTCTTTTTACAGCATCAATATCATTCTTCTCATAACTTCTTGCTATATTTCCTATACCTTTTTGTTTGTATAATTCTTGTAGCCCTTCCGTGTCCCCCTTCCAAGATTTAGTTGCCTGCTCGTACTCTTTAGATGAGTTTTTTAATTTTGTTGATAACTCTTCGTATAATTTACCATATCTTGCTTGTTGCAAATCAGTAAAATCTTTTGACTTTTTAAATAAATATTCTTTCGCTTGATGTAAAACTAATAGAGAATTATCAGGGTATCCTTCTAAACTTCCGAACGTCTCTTTACCAAAACGCTTACTTTCCTGTTTAGCTTTTTTTATTGCTTCTTTTATAGCTGGAATTTTCAAAAATGGGTCTTCTTTCTCTACAGCAGTCTTTATTTTTCTTTTTGAATACTGTTCTATGTCGGATTTTTTCGAAATTCCTAATTCGTCAAGAAGTTGCTGGCTGTCATTTATATATTCCATATCGCCCATATAACCTCTATCTTCTAGTTTAAATATGCTTTTAGTAGCGAAGTCATCATTAAGATAATCAAGAAATACACTCGCGTCCGGCCTTTCATCTCCAGGTATATATCCCTCTTCCCAAGCAGATAAAGCCATATCATCTATAGATTTCCCAGTTTTGTGGTTTACAATTCCAGGGCGTGTCCTATTTGTTATATCGCTACTTTTCAGCTCACCACTGAAAGCTGGAAGTGTTGTATCTATCCCTCCTTTTTCTTTTACGAATTGTGTTAAGTTTTTAGGCTTAGGTGGCGGATGTTTTACTGAGTTGAGCATGCCCTCTAAATCTTTTTGGTTTAAGCCATATGGTATTTGTTCTACATCAGAAGAAAAGGCTTTTAAATAAAGTGGCTTCGCCTTGGATGTCCTTATATCTTTTTGTCTTTTTATGGCCTCAACTGCATTTTCTCCTATAATATTCGCAGCCTCATCATCTGTTATTTTTCTTTTGGAAACAAGGTCTAGAACTTCATCTTTAGCACCTATGGCGTATTTGTTTAGATTATTTGTATAGTTATCTATAGTATCTATTGTAGCTTTTTCATAGACTTTTTTTGGTAGTGTAGAAACTAAATTAGAACGTTGATCTAAAACATCTATTAAGTTTAATCCTTCAATATCCATTTTATCAAGTGTTTCCTTAATGTCTACACCTTCCTTTTTTAAAGTTTGTTTTATTTTATTAGCAGTAAACTTTTCTTTATTAGTAAATTTTGAAATTGGCTTTTTTGCTAATTCTGCTGTTTTCTTTACAGCTTTCCCAGTGCCATACAAAGCTCCTCCAAAAGCTCCGCCAGCTACAGCACCTATTGCAGCATCCTTAGCAGTCTGTGGAATATTAGTTAAATCTTCTCCGTACCCAACACCAGTAATTGCTCCCTCAATTGCACCTCCTCCGACAAGTCCCTTTACTCCTCCACCTAAAGTTTTAGATATTTTCATTCCGACAGGACTAGCTATGGCTCCTCCTATCTCTCCAAGAAGAGAGGTTTTTGGGTACTCTTCTTCGTAGAACTGCTCCTGTTGACCCCTTATATCTTTTGAAGCTTCTACTAATTCAGAATATGGTATATCTGCCGTAGCCTCTCCGCCCATCAACTTAGCGGCGCCTGCACTTATATAAGGCAGTACTTTTTCGCTGAAACCAAGAGTTGCTCCTTTTAAAGCAGCTTGCCCGAATGCTCCTACTTGAGCTGGTATTTTTTCTTGTTTAGAAATTATGTCTCCTGGTTTGTATAAACCTTCATATTTTTTTGCAACATCCAAATTCTCTTTTTTGTCTAAAACAAAACCTGGTGGCAATGGCGGTATATTTTCCATTAAATTTTGATTGTCAAGAGTGTATCCTTCTGGTAATGGTGGTATTTTCATAGCTTTTGCCATTTTCCACCTCTTAAAATCATTTTATCCCCATTCGCGTTTGTTATAGTTATACCTTCGGAGTATTCTTGTTTATTTGTTTTTCCTTTAAAAATATTTTTATATTCTTCCTTCTCTTCTTTTGAAAATAGCGGATTTTCTTTTATAAATTTTCGTTTTGCTTTTTCTAAGCCAACATATGTACCGCTTTCTTCTATATAATTATTTTCAAAAGTGTACATTTCTAAGCTTCTTCTATATTCATCTTCTAAAATCTTAGCTAAAGCAATATTCTGTTCTCTAGTTAAATTTTTTCTTGGTACAGATTCTTTCAAGAATTTTAAATCTGAATCTGACATAGTGCCCTCCCCTGGAGTTCTTGCCTCCTTAGCCATTCTATTAGATAAAGATTCAACTATTGCTTCTTGGCTAAGACCTTTTACATCTATTCCAACAGATGAGGCTATAACCTTCATCTTTTGTATTGCTCCTGCCCCAGCTCCTACATAAACATCTGGATCAGATACAGCTTCTGTAAAATCTTCCAATCTTGACAATTGTTCTCTTGACTTCTCAGCTTTTACTATATTTGCATCTATACGTTTTGCAGCAAGTTTACCCATTTCTTTTTCAAATTCAGGCTGTCCGAATCCTGCAATGTCTACTTTTGTTATTGGTCCCTTTTCTCTTGTTTCAGATTCAATAATTTGGTCAAATTCATTTTGTGTTATTCTTCCAGCCTGTAAATCTTGACGAGCTTGACCAATTTTAGTGTACGACTTTTGATGTCCAGCTGTCTCTCTCACCAATCCAGATTGTGAAACTAAAGCTTGCAACATCGGCTCAACTTCCGGTGAATATTCAGGCGGAAAATCAGATGTATCTAAACCAAGTTCCTCTGCTTTTTTTAAACTAGCTTTGTAAATCAATGGTTTTTGTTGATGGTCTGCTGTAATAACTGAATTTGCTAATCTTCCTCCTATTTGTAACTCTCTTTGTTGCTCAGCTAATTGAGCTTGAGACTCTACTTGTTGTTGCATTTGTTGTTGCTTGTACACACCCATCAATCCCTGAGCAGTTTGTGGGTCAAGTCCATATGATTGGGATATTAAACCTAGTTGTTCATCCTGGGGAGTTTCATAAAACTGGCCGGCTAATTGTCTTGCTTGTTGCTGTCTAGCTTGCTCTTCCTGCTGAGCTAATAAACCTTGGCGTTGTTGTGCTATGCTAAGACCTTGTTGTAAGCCTGTAGCATATTTCCCAGTTACGTCGACATTTTGATATGGATTTAATAAAATTCTATTCATATAAATAATTTATTGTCAATAACCTCTTAAACCACCTGCGCTTCTAAAACCTTGATATGGAGATCTTGCGGTAGCAAGTCCACCTCCAGCCATTCCACCAGCCATTCCACTAAGTCCACCTCCACCCATTCCACCCATCATTCCTGCTGCTTGCATTACAGAACCTATGCCTTGTTGAACACCTTGAGTGACTCCATAAATTCCAGCAGCTTTTGCTTGACCCACGCCTTGCATCAAAGGAGACAAAGCAGCGGCCTCACCAGTATATAAATTAGCTGTTCCAGTTGCAGCAGGATATCCGAATTGCCCAAGACCACCATACAAATTGTTCAACCATTGTTGATAATCTTGAGTAGCTAATCCTTGGCCGTATTGTGTCAAAGCCTTTTGTTGTGCGCCACTTAGCAATCCTCCTCTTGCAGCTGCGCCACGTTCCCTTGAATTTATACCCTCCTCCAAAGCAAATTGGTATCCTGGGCTTGCTTGGTATGCCTGCTCTGCTCCTCCTCCTAATAGAGCTTGCTCGTATGCTGGTAGAGCTCTCAATCCGAATTCTCTGTATGGAGAAAGTTGTTCTCTTGCTTTTCTTGTTCCTATTCTTTGAGCATTCATTGCATTTTCTATTGCCCTTTGTTGCGTTCCAGCTGCTTTTTTAGCTCCAATCGCTCCGACTGTTGCCCCTAAAAGTCCGCCTCCCCCACCTGTTATTGCTGACGCTGCTTTACCCATTTATTAATAATGTTGTTATTTGTACATTGTCTTCCCTGACAAAACCAAATTTATCAAATTTTTTTAACATATTCTCTTCTTTTATATCTATTTCTAATCTGCAAGCTTTGTATCCCATTTCTTTAACTTTCTCTATAAGATTTTTTATTAAAAAATTCATACAATTAATTCTATTCTCTTTTTTTGCTTTTTTATTTCTTAAAATCCAACTTATTATACAATAATCACTATCAGTCATATATATAAATCCACAACATAGTTTTTCATTATTGTTTTCTATCATTATGCCATTTGATGGTAAATAATCTGGCAATATTGGATTCATGCCCCAATCACTCCACCATTTGTACACATCTGGATAATCAAGCTCAAAATCAAACGACCTAGCTTCCATTACTTACACCTATAATTTACTGAAATTTTTTTCCTGAAACAACTAAAATAAAGTTGTATTTATAATATAAATAATATTTTTTAATATGTCAATATTTTTTCTTGACATATTAAAAACAATATGTTAAAATTATATTGTTTGCATTGTGGAATTAAAAAATATTGACATATTAATATACGTCGGCTACCCCACAATGCAAACTAAGGTAGCCGACACTTTTTTATATAAAAATTATGAAAATAGTAGATTTTGTGCCATTATTTATAAATATTGCAATTGTTATTGTATTGATTTGTCTTGAAAAAGGAGGCAAAATAACAAATTCGCAAACTATGAATTTTCTTACGTTTGCAAACATGGCATATTTAGGATATATTATTTTTTCTCCTATGTTAGAGAGGGATTTTTTTGGTCATTATTGCAAAAATTCATACCAAAAAAACTCTTCGCCAAAATGGCAATATACCGGAGAGGAACAAATAAAAAGAGGAAGATAAGCAGAAGAAAAAGAGACAGAACCAGTAATTAAAGACGTAACGCCGGCTCCAAGCAATTTAATTAATTGACAATAATAATATGGATACAAGAGAAAAAGTCGCCATTATAATGTGGAACAAAAAAAATATGAAAAAAATATTAGAGAAAATATTAGAAAATGACAGCGAACTAATAAAAGAATTTGATATAATAATAGAAGAGTTGGGAGGAATAGAAAAGCTGGAAGAACTAAAAAATATAAACGAACTTTATAAATTTATTAAAAACATAAAACATGCAAAATATGAATAATGATAATGATCAATTTATAGCTTTAGTGTTAATACCTTATATAATAAGCTTTTTTTTGGCAAGTGTAAAAGGAGTTGCTAGTTGCTTTGGTTATAAATTCTTTTATAGCTGGCATATGGCGTTGCTTCCTGCATATATAACTACTGCTTTATTTTCTTTTATAATCTTTTTTATTTTAGCAGGATGCGCATTTTCAGATTAATTTAATTAATTAAAACAATATTTAAATATTATGATTATTTTTCGTTTCGGATCAACGTACATATTCTCTAAAAATTTACTAACCCTTGTTTTGTCTTTAACTTCATTTACAATAAATTATTTTAGAGAAAAATTTTTTAATTATACAATATGTACAAATGATACAAGTAAAGGAATTTATTTTTTAAATGAAAAAGGTGAGACTAATTTTCGCTTATGCGGATTTTGCAATAAAGCTAAATATGTATATTGCGTAAATCCGAGAGAAGATTTCAAGAAAAATATTGACTTTTCTATCTCTGAGATGGAATGTAATTTTAAATTATATCAAGAAGAAAAAATAGAAAAAAAAACTTTTGAAAACAGATTGAACATTTTAAAGAATAATATTAGCTCTTTTGTACCCACAGTGCTTTCTTATGAGGAACGTCTTTATTTTAGTTTTCAATGTAACGACAATCCATTGAAATTTCCTATGGCATTTGATTATGAATTATTTGAAAAAATTGAGCTTGTAGACAATTTGCATGAAATATTAGACGATGCACGTAAACATTTATATATGCATAGTGGTAGGAATATTCCAAAATACTTATGGCGTGGAACCCAGAAATTTTTTGATGAAAAAGTTTAAATGCTTTTAGCTATTAAACCCGACCTCAAAATATTCTTTTACTAAGTCATCAGTAGAGCTTCCCTCAAGAGTTAATTCAATATCAAAACCATCAAGTGAAGTGTCTATTGATGTAGTAGCACAACTATCATCTCCATTAAAAGTAAAGATTTTCTGTGACGTTCCCAAATTAACAATTTTACATATTACCTTCCAGCAACCACCATTTTGGTTATTTGTTTGTGAAAAAATAATATTGCCATTTAATTTAACCTTTTTAGTTTTTGAGTTATTATTTGAAGCGTATTGACCGAATATAAAAATATCTATAACTTCAGTGTTTTTTTCTCTAAAAGCCTCCTGCCTTATTGAGAAACTATCAACACTTGTTTCTGATGACGATATGTTCCCACTTGTTTCAGTACTTTTATGCAATGTTAAAGATAGTGAACCATCAAAATTTCCCAACAATCTTCTAAAAATATTTTGAAAGAATTCATACCATGATTGACGTACTGATTTGTCTGTTATAGTCTCATTTATATTGGGAATTAATATTTTCATTAGTTATTACACTCTTCGAAATTAATAAAAGCACCAAGTATGTTTTTCTTTACTTTGTCAGATATTCTAATTTTAAATGTGAAGTTGTCAGAAAATCCTATGGGCCTAAAAACAACTCTGGTTTTGTATTCTCCTATTTTGCCTATTGTACGCCAAATTTCGTCTCCATATGTTCTTCCGCCATCTTTTGATATTTGCAACATAACCTGTGGATCTATATAATCACCTAATATGTCACCAACTCCAGTTTCTATATCTAAGTACAGTGCGCTTACTATAGCTCTTTTGAAATTATTAAATAAAATAGGAGTTATTATAGTAGTTATAAGTCTCTCGTTTCCTTCGGAGAATATTGAATCATCTAAATCATATAATATACCAGTTTTGAAATCTCCTATTAAATTATATTCGGAAAATCTAGCAAAACAATTACCAATCCATCTAGTAGTTATATTTTTAGAAGAATTCACGCTTTCCCTTTCATGCCATAATCCATTTGATAAGTCGTATTCAAATGTCAAATTTTTATCTGAAAAATTTAAGCAATAGAATTTGTGACCTTTAAATGAATAAGTAAACGCAGAAGCGTTTTCTATGTCTGAATTAGAAAAATTTTTTAATTCATTATCTATTGGAAATGTTGATATTTTTTGGTATTGATATCCACTTGCAGTATAAATATATCTGTCGTCTCCAATCCAAAATATTGATTTATCTATTCTTGCTACACTATCCCTTGAGGAACAACCTCTATCCATAGATGCTCCATTGATTCGTTGGAATACTAAATTGCCTCCAACATTTTGGTAAACTTCTATAGTTCTTGAGCCAAAAGCCCACAGAGACCCTTGAAACTTTCTTATAGCTACAAGTTTGTCAGGCTCCCATTCTGCAGTTTGAAAATCCAAAGCATCAAAAACAGTGCTATCCCCTAGTTTAGAAAAGAAAAACTGATCGCTGTCTTTTTTTGAAAAAACTGTATAGTTATCAATAAAAGTTAAATCACTCGCAAGACTATAATCTGGATCAGTTATCTCTAAAAAAGTATCCCCAGAAAAATTATACACAAAAGATCGGCCAACTTCTGTCAATATTGTTAACTGATTCCCGTTATTTGACAATCTAACTTTGTTTAAAGTAGTAGGCAAAGTTCCTTTTAATACTTTATTTAAATCAGCATCTATTTGATATAGAGAAGTACCAACAACTGCATATAAAAAATTGCCCATTACTTGCATTGCATAAACTGGCAATGACTCATCAAAAGTTAGAACTTGTCTAAGACCCGGAGAACTAAACAAGGATATTTCGCTCCTTGTGTCGTCATTAAATTCAGCGTACATATTGACTACTCTCTGAGATGAGAGAGGAAGGCTATCAGTTTTATAAAATTGTTTTGCAAAATTTATTTTGTAAGATTGTATTGTCATAGCCATCTCCTATTGTTTCTGTAGCTTGGAACTATTCTAAGAGTTCCATCATCATTGTCGGAACCTTGAGCCAAATTTAAATATCTGTCTGCATCAGCCTTAACTCTGTTCATTTGCTCTGTTGTTATTCCGTAATCTGTCATTAATTGATATGCTAGATTATATATAATAGCGTTCAGCCATTGTTGCGGAAAATCAGGAGTATCACTTACATTAACAAAATTATCAAAATCAGGTTGAAAAGTGAAGTTTATAACTTGGTCAGTTTGTATCGGTGTGGACCAAACAAATAGCCTCCCTTTGTTTATTTCTGGTTTATAATAATATTGGTTTGGATTTCCCAATGAATTTTTATTTGATAACCAAAAATACTTCTGTCTTGGAATTTTATAAAGTATAATTTCATTTGTGCTTGTCTGTTCCAACATAACATTAAGAATTTCTAAAGGCTTAGATATCTTGGTTGTATAAGCAAAAACATCCTTTCCAGATGCCGCGTTTCCGTCAATATTATCAACTAATGCTATAGTATTTGCAACAGGAGCTCCGTCAACATTTGTCCAAAATATATAATTGTCATCTTTTATTATTCCTATAAAATCACCATCGCTTATTCCTTCCGAAGATGAAACTTGAATTGTGCCAGCTCCACTACTAACATTTGAAATTAATGATGTTCTTACATAATTTTCAGTACAATGATATCCATTTGACCCCAATTCATATTCGTTAACTCCATATTGTAGAAAAAGAGTAGCTCTCTTGTCGTTCCATATATTATATCCGTAAGATTGCCAAGATTTAACTAATACATTCAAATTTCTCTTAGCTATATCATAATCAGCGCTTGGTATAGTATCACGTATTGTAAATATCATAGCTTTTTGAAAAGCCATGTCTATTATATCTCCAGTGGTTAGAGTGAACGCTTTTACACCGCTTGTAGTCACTATTTTTTAGTTTTATAATTTGGTTTATTTTTCATTGACTGAGGCTTGCTTGATTTTTTTCCGTAATCCATTTTCTTATCTTTTTTTGAACACATCTTTTTTGATTGCATAACATTTCTTACCATGATTTTTTTTAAAAAAAATTAATAATATTATCTACCTAATGACTCGTCTAGACTATTTACAAACTTCTCAACTACAGGACCGGGAGGTCTAGGTATGGAAACAGATTGTATATCTTCTACAGACCTTTTAAACTCCTGAGGATGTCTATAATCAAAATCTGATTTTTCTTTCAACAACCCGTCATATTGTAGGCGAGTATTAGAAGCATGCTCCACTCGTCCTGTTCCGTCTGTTACTACCAAATAATCTCCAAATCTATACGGCGGGTTTACTCTCATATTAGTGTAAGTCTTTTTGTAATGTTGATATTTTTAATACTGGATTTGAAGTATAACTATTTATAACCCATCTTAAAACTCTAGGTGGCTCCTGAATATTTGTTAATGTGTCATCGGTCGCGTTTATAACTTCATTATCGGAACTATCAAACCATAATAAGCTGTCGTATATTCCCTCATATACACTCTCCCTTCCGTAATTCACATGAGGATAAGGATCAGACGGAGAATTCTGTATTGTGTAGTCTATGGTTCCAGTTCCATTTATGTACGTCCATATACCCATATTTGATCCTCTCCAATTAACAAGTATGTATGGTAGAGAACTAACTTCGCATATACCTATACCCATTGTATCTGCTCCTATAGTTGCAGAAGGAACCACACTTACTACTTTAGTGAAATATTTTGTACTTTTTGTAGTTAAGTTTCCTCCTGGCAAATTTATAGTTTCAGTTATAGGATAAATACCAAAAAATCCAGTTATAACAGCAGTTTTTAAACTATGGTCAGTAGCAGTGTTATTATTAATTGACACTTGATGACCTATTAAATCTGATGTCTCCTCTGTTGTAATCGGCCACGTATCTCCGGTGACGTTGGAGGCAAAATAATCTAAATCATATTTTGTTCCTCCTACGTCGTCTGGGCAACTTTGTAGCGTATATTCTCTATAAGTTGGTTGTGTCATTTTCTAACTTGTTAATTATTATGGTATATAAGCATTAAGGTACTTTCCGTCAGTTCCAGTTCTTCTAACTTCCGGTACATCAGCCGCGGTCCAGTTTGCGCATCCGGTCATTTCCGTATCAGCATTTGTGCTCAGTAGAATAAATGATTCTAGAGACGCATGCGAACTTACAGCGGCTGTCATTTCTGCAGATCCAACATTTTGAAATGAAGTATCTTTAAATCTAACCGGAAGAACAATTGAATCTGAAGCATCATCCGATTTTACGAAAAGATGAGTTGCAGAACTTGTTTTTGTTATTACCGAGCAATCATTAAAATTGTATCTACCACAAAATGTAGAACTAAATGTGTTCTTGAACTCAATTTGTGCTTCACTTGTAATTTCATTTGCACTAGCTTCATAACCAATTGATGAATTTATAAAATCAATGCCACCGCCTGAATCTAGTAGTAAAGCTCTGGTTCCAGCATTTGCAACAGCAGCATTTGAGTATGCTCCGCTAATATTGCAGTTAATAAACAAGTTTCCAAGTCCACCACATTCAAGACAAACTTGAGCTTCATCTACATTGTTATTGGCAAGATCCATTCTTACATTGCTGAAAAAACAATGATCTGCTTCAACTTTAAACAAAGTTGATATATCTGAACCTACTGAGTCTTTTATTGATGTAGTCTTTGCAAGTGATGATTGTGTTGACAAACCTACAAGATGCACTTGATCTTTATTCCAAATTATAGGCTCGTCTGTATAAAATGTTGAGTTTTCTTCGTTATCTTCCTCAAGAAATCCTCCGTCAGAAATCAAGTATATTGTATCATTTCTATAACTTCTTGCTCTTGACAATGCTTCATTAATAGTCTTGACTGGCTTGCTCAAAGTTCCTGGATTCCCGTCCGCTCCTCTTCTGAAGTCTGTAAATATTGACTTAGAATTTTTACCTACAGGAACTCCAGCAGGTACAATAGGCACTCCTAAACTTGTTATTCCATTTGGAAAATTTGTAAAATCAATCATTTTCTTTAAAAATTTAATTGTTATTAACTAAATACCTTCGTTCCCTAACATAGTTCTCCAGTTTCCAAAATCAGCTGAATACCTATGATAAGATCCTATTTTTGTATTTGTGGTATCAAAATCATTTGTCATCTGAACATTCAACGGCTCTCTTTCAAAATGCATCAAACCTTCCTCCGCATCTGTTTTTATAAACCATGCATTGTCGCTTGTCAAATATTGTGAAGCTACTACTTCTATTTTTGACTCTCTTCCATATATAGGGTTTATAGCATTATTAGCAGTTTCTGGTTCATATGGAGATCCCATAACTTGTCTTACTTCGTACTCAATATCATCTGGAACTAAAAGTTTTGTAGATTTCAAACCAGCAAAATAAGTTATTGTTTCACCTGGTATATTTTTCATTTGTATAATAGCATTCTGGTAAGCTTGTCTTGAGAACTCAGCAGAAGGCAATACATTTGAAGAAACACCGCCCTTTATTATATGGTCATTTGCGAACAACGGCTTTCCGTCTCCGCCTTCAGGTATTGAAAGAGAATTGAATCCGTTATTGATTAAATCAAAATGGAATCTCTCATCAAATTCGGCATGAGATTTATGTATCTTCTTAACCGACATATCCATTATGTTTCCTAGGTTTTCCTTGTAGTCTTTTATTGCCTCTCTTGTCAATGGAATACCTAGTGCCCAAGTAGCATGTGTAAATCTAGTGGTTAGACCTTGAGACCAATCATCATAAGTTATTGGTGCACTCTCGTCTTTTCTTGTTGGAAGTCCTGGACTATACATAGAAACCACTTCTTCATATTTGCGATTTGATGAAAGGACTTCGTACAGCTTCTTCCATTGGTATTCATAATCTTTTTGTAATCCATCGAAAAACGCTTTTGTGCCTGGCCATAATCCTGCTGGTGCACTATTACTATTAACTATCATATATTTTTATTTTTTATTATTAATAAATTTTTAAACACCTGCTTGTTTAGTATCCAATTCAGGTAAATTACATCTAACTATAACTCTTGCATAGTTTCCAAGTTCATTATCAACTGTCTTAACAAGATTCATAATAGTGAATTGGAAAGTTGCGTTTGCAGCAATTCCTGTTGAATCTATTTGATTGCTTGAAAAACTTGTAAAAGTATTTCCGCCACTTCCAGCCGCAAAGTTAGCATTCAAGCCTATATCCGCCGCTACTATATCTTCGTCTGACTGCACTTCATATAATACTTTATCTGCTTCAGCTACATATATAATAGATTCAGTAGACGCAGGCCTATAACGATTTATACTTGAATCTGTTATAGTAATTGGCTTCTCAACCGCTACTATAGAACCCAGAATGCGATTAGTTGCACCTGCTGTAGCTAATTGAGCATTTTTCAGTTCTCCTGGTTTGTAATGTTTATAAACTGATGTATTTGAACCAGCGGCCAAAGCAACTAAATCACCTATAAACATATTGTTTGCATCTGAACTTGGAACATAATATGCTCTAATTCTGTGGTCGTAAGGCGACCCGTCTATATTTTGTACTGGCTTAAATCCAGTCGGATTGTTTACATTTGCCATAATATTTAATTTTTATAATTGTTAAAATAATTAATTATTTTCTATATCCCCCTTTTTATTATACACTTTTCTACAATTGGTTCTGGTGCGCCTGAGAAATATGGATTGCTTCTGTAGTCTTCTTCTTTTGAAAAATTGACTCCTGCGCTAGTTTTTCTGTTTTCCCTCCTTTCCAAAGTAGCTTCAATTTCTCTTTCTCTTTTAAATTCAATGAATTCTTTTTTTATTTTCATTGCTATATGGTATTCAGCCTGCCCGTTAAAACTTTGTTTTGCGTCAACTTTTATCTTTTGAGGTTTTCCGTCTTGTGCTTTTTTAGTGACAAACTCGTATCCATTCTCAATACAACGCTCCATACTTCTACTCAATGGCCATCTTATCTCGTACCCTTCCCTTTCTACTTTTTCTCTTATTTCTCTAGGTATTGCATTTTGAAATACGTCTCTTTTGCCTACTTGTATTTGAGAAAAATCTGTCGTCCTTCTAATTTTGTTAGGGAAACGATCTCGTAAATCGTCTGGTATTTCAATATATTCGTCTGAATTTTGTTCCTTTTTTGATTCTATCTTCTTATCTTCTTGATAGACTTTTGTTTTTTCCTGATTTTTGACGTTGCTTTCTAATGTCTCTGTTGATAGTCCTTTTTTTGTAGCCGTTTGGCTAATTTTTTTTGCTGTCATAATAATTTTATAATATTAATTTAATAATGTCAAGTTTTTTTTATTTTTTGTAAAAAAATTCTTCTCTGCAGTTATCAAGAAAAGTTTTTTCATATGATTTTTTATTATTCTTATACGATGAGAAGTTCTTGCATCTTTCCCACCCTTCATCAAAAGATTTTTTATATTCCGGTCTTAAATTTTCTATACTATATGGATCTATGCTTAAATTTTGCGCACCATTGTTGACTCTTGCAGGAGAAAAATTAGGGTTAGATCTTCTGTTTGTTTTAAAATTCATATTCATATTTTCCTCCAATATTCCGACTCTTTCCTCTACGCTTGCACCTGGCATTTGTTTACTTATTTCTGCGAATGTTTTTATAGCATACGATGTTCTTGGGTCTGATTGGTCATATATCCATCTATTGCGCTCATTCCAATTTTCAATGTACATTTGCTCGTATTGTTGTTCACGAGTAGGATTGTATTGTTTATCATTGTATTGTACATTTTGTTCAGTCTCTTCTTTAAAAGCGTAATTTTCGTTCTCCATTTTAGCAAGTTGTTTAGAAAACTTCTCAATTTTTTCAACATCAACGTTCTCCCTGGCTTCGTCTAATTTACTTTTAACCCTTTCCATTCTGTCATCGTTGGCGGAGCTCAATTGCTTCTCAAGAAGTTTAGACATTTTCTCATTTTGTTTTCTAAGTTCCTTCAATTCGCTTTCTTGCCTATCTATTTTTTTGTGTAAAAATGGAACGGCAACCTTTCCCCTGTCAATGAATTCGTCGGGCGCAAGATATTTGCCATCTTTGCCCTTTTTTCTTAAATCTTCTTGATCCATCCAACCCTGATGTCTTGCCTCTTCAACTACTTCTTTATGGTATGATACGCCGTTTATTACAACATACTTATCACGTTCGCCATCTCCTAATTTGATAGTTTCTCTTTCTCCTTGTTCTTGAGAATCAAGTGTTGTTTCATTATTTTCTACATCGGTATACTCATTATTTTCTTGAGTACCGATTTCCTGATTTTGATATTCCTGTTCTGTCATATATTTTTTTATTTGTTATTACTATTTTTTATTCTTGAAAAGCCTATTATATCATCCCATAGCATATTTCTATAAATTGTTTTTTCATGAGTTTTTAAATCCTTCTCTTTTTCATCATACAAAGGAACTCCACAAAATGGGCTAAAATATATTATATCACCAATACTTGGAACTTCTTCTTCTAATAAATCTTTAAAAACTCTGCTACCAACTTTTACTAAAATACCGCAAGATGATGCGCTTTGCTCCTTAGCTATACTATTTTCAGAAAGAATAATAGACCCTATCTTTTCCTCTTTAGCTGGTATCTTAACTAAAATTCTGTCGTTAGCTACAATCATTTCCTCTAACTCAATAAAATTACTCATCTTATTTTATACCTTTTACTTTATTAATAATATCTTGTCTTAACTCTTCTATTAACTTGGTTTTTTCTTTGTCTTTAGTCAGATATTTCAAAACTTCTTCTAAAAAAATGTACGCACCTTTGTATTCACAAAGTGATTCCTTACACTTTTCAACTTCTGTCCTTAGAACTAGATTTGACATGTTAATTAGTGTACTTTCTTTAGTTTTTTCTAACATGCTAACAAGTTTTTCAGTAAACATATTCTCTCTCCATTCATCATATCCGTAATCTAATTCTTTTTCTTTCCTTTCAATATATTGTTTTTCTTCGCTATTCGCTATCATATGGTTTTGTGTCTTTAGGTTCATAAAGTTGATCAGCTTGTTTATGTAAAACATCAATTTCTGATGGTATTTTCTCCGTCTCCGCTAAAATCTTTATTGACTCTGCTCTTACTTTCTCTGTCTCTGCTTCTTTTTTCTCATTATCTATATCCATAGATATAGCCTTTGCAACTCCCTCTGCCTCTTTCCTTGTTGCCTCTCTGTTTGCTACTTCTATCCTCTGTTGTTCGAGATCTAGCTTTGCTTGTTCAAGTTGTTGTTGCATAGCTATTAGTTGTTGTTGCTGAGCCATCATCTGTTCTTGTTGGCTAGGTTGATTTGGATCTGGTTTTATAATAAATTTTTCATAGTCTGGTACTTGCATAGTAGCCAATGTATCCTTCAATATAGCTTCTGGATTTAACAAGCCTTGAAATGATGGGTCCGATAGCAAACCAGTAAGCATTTGAGACCTTGCAATTTTTTCGGCTGAAGTTATTACTTCACTATCTGCAACCGGAACTATATCAAAAGTATCATCATTATAATCTCCTTCAAATGAAATATATTGTGCTTCTTTTTCTTTGTAATCTAACACTTTTTGATACATAGAAGAAAATATATTTTCTGGGTCTGCACGTATTATTTCCTCTATAATGCCTATTTCTTTTTTTAGACTTCTGTATATCCTTTTATAAATAGCCTTGAACTGTCTTGAGCCCTGGTCTATAAACGCCATCACAGTTGTTGGCGAAACATTTGGAGATAAGTTTTCCGAATTTATATTGTAAAATCCAGCCAATGTGTGGGAACTATCAACTAAATACTGCATCAATGTGAATAATGTAGGCGAAGGTTCCTTGAAGTCAATAGGAAAAATTCCATCCCTTAATGATCTTGTATTATCATTAATAAATTTGAACTCTCCTATTCTTAAATTCAAGTCTCCGTTTCTAATTCTTAGTTGCTCAGAAATAAAACCTTGAGAATT